GCCGGGTTTATCCACCGTGGTATTGCGGTGTGGGCCAAGACGCCATCGCGCGCACGTCCGCGGCGCGGCGGCTTCAAGCAACAGGCTGAGTTCATCGTATGGGCGAGCAACGGACCACTGCGTCAGCGCGACGTCTATCTGCCCGGCGTGTTCCCATGTGCGCTCGGTTTGCCCAAGCGACATCTGACCGAAAAGCCGCTTGAACTCGCGCGCCAAATTGTGCGGTTGACCCCTGCGAATGGGGTTGTGTGTGACCTGTTTGCCGGCAGTGGCACGTTTCTGGTGGCGGCGAAGGAAGCGGGACTCAACTGGGTTGGTTGCGAAACCAATGCACGGTACCAAGACGTGGCAAGGCGACGGCTGATGGAGTCAAGCGCAGACGCGGCTTTTAGTGACTCCATATTGAAGCGCGCGTTCACTGAATACTAGCCTAGTGTCAGACTGACGTCGCAGTCAGCAAAGTTGTGTGCGCCAAAGCCACTGTTAAGGCAGCTCACTTCTGAGCCATGGCACACTGTCCCGGATTTGTGCTCGGGCCGCCTCAGAAAATTGATTGGCGTGTATAAAGCGGATGATCTCGTCTTTGGCAAATAGCCATTGGGAGGAGCCGGGAATGACTGAGCCGTTTTCCCGAAGCTCGCAAAGAAAGCTCGAGAACGTTGCCGCATCCACGCCATTGAGCAGACTTAACGCCTGCTGCCACACCCGCTGCACCAGCGCATTATCCAGATTATCGATCCCGTGAAGCAATGCAAACGCTACATGCCCACGCTGCGCCGCCGGCACGCGCGCCAACTGGGACTCAATCAGCGCGAACTCCTGCGCACGTAGTTCGGGTGAAAAACTATAAAGCCCTTGTAGAAAACACTGCGAGTATCCCCACTTCTTGCTTGGCAGTGATAGAGTAACCCCCCACTGTTCGTCGGGCAGCGATAAGGCCCAATCGCGCAGCTCTGCATAAACCGTGAATCGCTCCGCTGGCGGCAATCTCCAAACTTTGGCTGCCAACGCGCCGACTGACGCGCCTTGATGAGACAGTGGCAGCTGCCGGGCCCGTTCGCGTAAGGTCGCATACAGTTCAGTAACGTTCACACGCCAATCTCCAGGATGGAAACGAGCCAATACCCCGGACAATACCGGAATCAATGCCGCTTGCTCAGATACGCTTAACAACGGCAGCCGAGATAAAAACACCTGATAGTACTCAACAAATTCGTCGTTTGGCAAAGTCCTTAGAATCGGTATTGCGTTTGCCAGTTCCGGCCAGAAATTTTCTTGTTCGGGCCCGCGCTGTGCCGCCATTGCGTGAGCAAAGTCGATCAACTCCCGACATTCGTGCCCAGACAACGCATTGCGCTGGTAAAGATGAGGTAACGTGAGCAGCATTACCTTTTGTATTCGCACGCCGTATTTTGGAACGCGGTCCGCGGCTGTTAATAAGCGCTTAAACGCGTCGACGCGCTCGGCCTGCGGCAACACCTGCGGCATCGTGTGCAGACGCCGGCGCAGCGCGTCAATGGGCAGGGCGTACTGCGCCGGCTGGTGGAGCGTGCGTTCCATCTCATCGAGCAGTTGGTTGACTGACGCCAAGCTCGTGACTTGGTTAGCCCGTTGCCAATAGTGCCAGACAAGTCGTTGGTCATGCATTGAACGATATGTACGGCGATCGATTGCCGAGAAATGTCCCATGTCTTGAATAGGCACGTAGTCACCGATTTGCTGAATCACTTCGGGCGGCAAGTCGTGATAAGTGGTGGGCCCGGTGGCCGACCTCTTGGCCAGAGCACCGCTTGACGGTGTCAATGGCGGTGGCGTCGAGCCGGCGGGTGCCGGACAAGTTGGTAATGCGCACAGATAGGTCTGCTGGTTGTTTAAAGCGGCGTTTAGATCAAAGTCCATTGGCAAGCTCGGTAAGAGGTCAGATACATGCAACGCAAAGCGTTGCTGGCCGTAACGTAGCTGAAAGCGGGCGGATGAACGTAATGATGAGCCGCAATCACTTGATTTTTGGCGGATTACGCGTTGTTGGCTCGGGCCTCGGGTCAAGCCATGACGGCGCACAGCCGTTGGCGTGCCGAGCAGGAGTAACGGGTTAACCAGCTAGGGGACATGGCATGCGGAGGCAGCCAGTTATCGACCTATATGGGCCAGCAGGCGCTCGCGAATCAGTATTCGTTCGGCGTCGGTTAAGCCCAGTAGCCGGCGCGCCGGATAGCGATGGTACGGTCCACGTGGTGCAACCTGCTCGCGTTCGCCGAACTGGTGTACGCGGGCGATGCGCGAGGCACGGCCAACGAATCCGACGGCCAGTTCATGCTCGTTCACCTCGGTGCGCATTAGCCGCGCGGTGCGCAGCTTCGCAAACATCGTACGCTTAATTCGCCCGCGCTTGTTACGCAGTCGCTGGGCGCTGGTGCGCGCCTTACGTGGCGCGTACGCGGTGCCATCGGGATTGCGTTGCGCAGCAATGCGCGCTTTTTGCGCCTGCCGCAGCGCCCGCGCCACGTCGTGCAGTGCAGCGCGGCGTGCGGCCGGTGATAGTCGCGCAAGCAGCGCGCCGGCCCAGTGTTCAAGTGTAGTGAGTTCGTTCACGGCTGTACGGCCCCCGACATAACTGCCTCGGCTAGCGTCTCGTTGACATGCTCAATCACGCGTCGGCCCGATGCATCGGTGCGCACCACGACGCTCTCGGTGAGTCTAAGCTTGATCGATAGATCCGCCGTTTCGTGATTCAGTAGATCCACCTCGAACGTGATGCCGTCCTCGCGTACCTCGGCGTGGGTGGCTAAATCGGGCTGGTTCGCGCGTACCCATTCGATGATGGCTACCATCACCGCATCGGCGTCGCCTGCATAGTCCAGGAGCAGCACATTAAGTACATACCGATACTCAAACGATAGGGAGCGCGTACCGGTGGCCACTAGCGTGCCGTGGTCAATGAATACGCTCAACGCGTCGGGTGCCGACTGCAAGGGCGGAAGGGCGGCCACGAGAGCAGCGCGCAAGCTCGCTGGCTTATTCATCGCGATGGGCAACCTGACACTCGACGATCATGTCAACCTGCGCAGCACAGGCGGCCCACGCGGCGCGGGCCGCGGTCAGCGACTCAGCCAATTCACCGTTCGTGCGCGGCGCCATTGACGGCATCGTGCACGGCCACACGCGGGCGCATTCGTTCAGTGTAATTCTTGGCACCGGTAATGGCGGGGCAGGCGTGCAGGCGCACAACATCGTCAGGCAGAGCAGTACCGGCCCAGGTACGAACGGCCTTGTTTTCATCGATCAATCTCCGAAAGGCCTTTTGGTAGGCTGCGAGCGTCGTGTCGATCGCCGCGCGCGTGCGTTCGAGTTGCGCACGCTGCGCGTCCTTCTCGCGTGCATCGCGCAACAATCGCTCGATAATCGCGTCATGCTCGATGCGCATCTGGAGGGCGCGCCGTTCAGCGGTGCGCGCCCCATCCAGTTGCACGTGCAATGTACGGATGACGTGCCACTCGGTAACCATCGCCAGCAGCGCGGCGGCTGCCAGCGTCCAGCGAAAAGGCGCCCATCTCATGCGGTCTCCTTCATGCGGCGAGTTCGGTGGCCCGCGCGTACTTGCGATAGGCTTGCGCAAGCTTTGTGTCATACAGATTGCGGCTATAACCGGGGCCGTTGTAGAGCCGCGCAAACTGCGCCCATCGACGGCCACGCAACGCGGCGAGCAGCCGGCGGTCCGCCGCTACGAAGCGCACGAATGCGTCTAGCTGCTCGGCCTCGTTTGCTTGCATGCGATCGACGAAATCGTCGACGCTCGCGTAGCCAAGCCGCGCCCAATGCTGGCCCAGTACCTGAAACGCGCCCCAACTGGCCGATTCGCGCGCAGCCATCGGGTCGATTTGGGCGGCGATCGCCAGACGCGTGTACTCAGCCGCACCGCCGTGGTAGCCGCCGCACGCCGGTGCGACGATGTTTGGGTGTTGCACGGCGAGCGGCGCTGGATCGAGATCGCGCGCCTTCAGTCGCTGCCAAAACACATGTCGCTCGAACAGGATCGTGGGTCTGCCGTCAGGCAAAAAACCGGCGCCGTGCGACTCGACCTCATTGACTGCACGGATGCTCGCAATCGGCACACCAAGCGTTTCCGCCGCGCATAGGAGATCCGCGTCGGTCAGGTGCTTGGGGTCTGGCTTGCCGCGTGCAAGTGCAACCATGGTCTTGGGTCCGACGATGCCGTCAACCACGAGGCCGGTGTGAATCTGCAAGGCCGTGACGGCCGCCTCGGTTGCCGCGTCGTACACATGCGTGAGCTGCGGCCCGTAGCCGGCGCGGATCAGCCGCCGCTGTAGCAGTGCGACGTCTTGACCTTGATCGCCCAGGCGCAGCGGCTTCATCGCGTATGCGCTCCAGCGCCGAGCAGTCGCGCGACGTTGCCGCGCACGGCCCACGTGAACGCGGCAAGCAAGACGGCCGTGGCCGCGTCAAAACAATCCGCCGGACGCTCTTGCAGCAGCCGATCGATGATCGAGCCGCCTAGGGCGACTGCGAACGTCCACGCCAGCCATGCGATGCCCGGCCGATGGCGGGCGCCCACGCGGCGATAGGTCAGCACGCGCAGCAGCGCGGCACCATGCGCGGCGAGCGTAATTAGCGCAAGCGTTGGCATGCCTAGCGCTCCTTGCGCAAGAACGCGAACAAGTCCGCTGAGCGGATCCGCTCGATCAATTGCAGCGTCACGACGATAACTAGTGCCGCAGCAAAGAACGCGGCCACACCCGTGGAGCGAATCGGGGTGGCCTGCACAATCTCCGGCGCGGCGAGATATCCCATTACCAGCGAGATGAGCAGATACGCCGCACGCTTGAGTAGCCCCATGTCCCTGGACGACACCACGACAAGCGCCGCGCCGGTGAACGCGCCAATCAGTGCATTGCCATCCACGCCGGGCAGCACACTGGCCACGCCAATGGCGCTAGAGAGCGCCGCGGCGGTGGTCAGATTCGGTTCGGTCATCGGGGCAATTCCTTTAGGTCAGTCAAACAGTTGCACAAGTGGCGCGGTGCTCGCGATTGCGCTTGCGTCGGGCAGCTCGACGACGGTGCCGATCGGCAATATCACGCCCAGCTCCGCCAATCCTGGATTGACTTGCAGCGCGGCTTCGACGGTGCCATCGGTGCGTCCGTAATGGCGCCAGCACAGCGCGTCGAGCGTGTCGCCTTGGCGTGAGATGACTTTCATTAGATCAACTCGATCGTTGACAGAGGGATGTCGCGAATCGCGTTGATCGCCCATCGCACATTGCGCCGCGCTTCGCTGACCGCGTCCGCAATATCACTGGCATGGTTGGCACCGGACTTTGTTGTGTCGTAGCCGCGATACTGCTCCAACACGTCGGCTCGCACGCGGTGGTAGATCGCACGGCGATAGCGCACGACGTGCACGCTGACACCATCGACGTGCGGTGCTGGCACACTGGCTAGATCGGCGTGGCCGTCCGCGACCTGGGCGGCCTGCCACGTTGCCAATTCGTCATTGACGCTGGCGAGCGCGTCCAGTGTGGCCAGGCGCAGCCGTTCGTCCGTGACCGTGCCATCGAGCCGCATCGCGTCGCGCAGGCCGGCAAGATTGATATCAGGAAACCACCCGTCGTTGGCGACGGTGCCTGTTGTAGCGGGCGTGCGCGCAGGCGCGCGGCCGGGCGTATCGGGGATGGCAAAAAAGCCGCTCATGGTTTCGGTATCGGTAGATGGCGGTGGACCGGCGTTCGCATCGCGTTACCGTCAGGTGTTACGAGGGAACGCCGGTGCCGCCATGGCCGTAGGGGCTCATCACAAACGCGCGGCCGAGCCGTGCGCGGCGCTCAACATCGATTCGAGTCGAGCAATGGTCTGTTTCACGCCGGATCGCGCGTCGAGCCGCAATGCCTCGCGCAGGCTCGCCAAGGCCGCCTGCACGCGCGCTCGATCGCTGGCGTCGTCCAGACTGTTGCAACCGATGGCTCGCATGTCCAGCAGTCCCAACGCTTTGTGCAGCTTCGCGCGGATCGGATCGTGCATATCGCACGACTGCGTGAGTGCGTACACCTCGGCTAGCTGCGTCGCGTCGAACGGGTCACCGTCGCGTAGTGCGGCCAGTGCCGCGTCCGCAAACTCTTCGGCGATGGCAGCCGCCGTCGAGCGCTCATACTGGTCGGGTAGCGTCAGGCCATGCCGCAGCGCGTACCGCGCGATGTCCAGTGCACCGGCATAATCGCCGGCGTCGATGCGCCAGATCATCACGGTCATCAACACATCGTCCTGCGCACCGCGCCCGCCTGCAAGAGCACCGTCAACATAGGCGGCATAGTCGGGCAGCACCTCGCGCTTCACGTCGATTTTGCGGGCCACGGACTGGATCGCCTTCAAGCGCCGCTTGTCACTGGCGAGCTTGGCCAGCATTAGCTCGTAGTGACTCGCGCCCGACAGTGACTGGCCCGGCTCAGTCTGTGCTGCGGTCTGTGCGGCCCGCACGCGCTCGATGTGACGTTTGGCCAGACTGGTCACGGCGTATCCTTCGCGCGGGTCAGGCTTGTGTCGTCGGCCGCATCGTGCTTGGCGACAATCTCGATGTTCTCAACGAGACAGCCCGAGCCAAAGTCCTCGACCACATAGGCGTCGTTCGAGGACTCGTAGTTCTCGATGCGGTCGCGTTTCGGATTGTCGGTGACCGCACGGCGCCGCGCGCCTTCCTGCCAGTAGATCGACAGGTGGTCCAGCCGCTGAATTAAAAACGCGTTGGCGGGGAAGTACGGCACCGACACGGCTGGCAGCCCACCGATGCGCTTTTGACCTACGATCATGTCGGCGGCCATTTGCTCGCTGGGCACATTTTGCGTGTTCAGAATGGGGAAGTACTTGTCGTGCAGCAGGCCTCGACCGCAGATGACCACCAGCGCCGTGTCGTCCTGGTACCACGGCTCGACCAGATTGGACAGCGCATCGTAGACGGCCGCATCAAGCGTGGCAAAATCTGCGCCCGCGCCACCAATGGCGATCTTGCCCGATGCTTTGCCTTCACCAAGCACGCGCTCTGGCGCCTGTTCGCGGTACTTTTGTAACCAGCCTTTGTTGACGTCCTGCAATAGCGGGTGTTGCTGACGATCGGAGGTCGCTGCGCGGCTCGTGCCATTGAATC